GTCGTCAGTCGCGCCAAGGTCGTGCTCCAGCGTGAGGCTGGCACCGACCTGGCAGAGAAGCAGGCAATCGAGGAACGCTTGGCGAAACTCGGCTGCATTCTGCCCCGCTAACCCGTAGCACAACCCCTGCATCCAACCCGCTCCGGCGGGTTTTTCACTTTCTAGGAGACACACAATGTCTGACCAAATCATGAAGGCCCTCGACGGCCTCGAAGCTCAAATCAAGTCCTTCGCCGAAAAGGCCGAAGCCGAAGCCAAGGCAACCGGCAAGGAATCCGCCGACACCAAGGCCGCCATCGAAGGCCTCGGCCTCAAGCAGCGCGAGCTGGCCGACGAGATCCTCGCCATCAAGCAGCGCGGCATCGACATGCAGGAAGCCGCGCCCGAGCTCACCTCGTGGGGCAAGCAGTTCGTCGGCTCCGACGAGTACAAGGGCAAGATCGGCATGATCGTCGGTGGCCGCCAGTTCGGCTCCATCGGCCTCGAGGTCAAGAATACGCTGACCGGCGCCGACGCCAACGTCGCTCCCGACCGCAAGCCCGGCGTCGTTCCCGGCGCAGCGCCCATGCTCACGCTGGAATCGCTGATCCCCGGCCTGCCAACCTCGAGCAACGCGATCGAGTTCACGAAGGAGGCCTCATTCACCAACTCCGCAGCCGAAGCCGCAGAGGGCGTCGCCCGCGCTGAGAGCGCGCTGACATGGGCGCTGGTCAACATGCCGATCAGCAACGTCGGCCACTGGATCAAGATCAGCCGCCAGCTCGCCGCCGACAACGCCGCGCTCGCTGCCTACGTCGACAGCCGCATGGTCTACGGCGTCAACCGCAAGGTCGAAACGCAGCTGGCTGTCGGTGATGGCACCGCGCCGAACATCAGCGGCATCTTCGATTCCGGCAACTACACCGCGCACGGCTACCTGTCTGGCGCACTGGGTGCCACGCTCGCCAAGTTCGTCCTGATCCGCAAGGTGATCGGCGACCTCAAGGTCGCAGGCTACGCCGCAGACGCGATCCTCGTGAACCCGGCCGACTGGGCCACGATGGAAACCGAACTGCTGACGACCGCTGCCGGCCAGGTGCCGTTCAAGTACGACGACGCCGGCATGCCGCGCCTGTTTGGCCTGCCCGTCGTCGAGTCGGTCGGCGTCACCGCAGACACGTTCGCCGTCGGTGCGTTCAAGCAGGCGGCGACGATCCATAACCGCGAAGGCGTCGTGATCTCGCTGTCCGATTCCGACAGCGACAACTTCACCAAGCGCCTCGTCACCATCCACGCCGAGCGCCGTCTGGCCCTGGCAGTCGAAGTCCCCGCCGCCATCCGCGGCGGCGACCTGACCCCGCCTGCTGCCTAAGTAGGCTGACTGCTCCGGGCGATCCCCGGAGCGTCTTGCAGACGCCGTGCCACAAGCGCGGCGCCTCCATGGCGACAGGCCAAATATGGCAATAGCCAGGTTGTGACAGGCGACTTACCGGGCAACTGGCATTTACCGCACCGGGTAGCAGATGGCATAGGCAACCATCGAACGCACTCAATTTGCCACTACATCACGTAAGCACGTCGTTCCAGTGGACGCAAAACGCTGGCATCAATTCATTCAAGGGGTAAGACATGGTCAAGATCAGGTTCATCCGGCAGGGCAGCAATTCCATGCTTGGCAGCTTCTCGTCTGGAGATTTCGCGCGCGTTTCCGAGGCGCTCGCAAAACATCTTGTCGATGAGGCGCTCGTTGCCGTCTACGCAGATCCCGTGCAGCCGCCCGCCGACGCTCAGCCCGCCGATGCGCCTGCTGGGCCCGAGAAAACCACGCGCAGCAGCGGGAAAAAGACCGTCGCCTAAATGCCCGCCCGCCCCATCACCGCCCCAGACGTCGAGCCGGTCACGCTCGCCGAGGCCAAGGCGCACCTCTACGTCACGCACAGCGACGACGACGCCATCATCGGCTCCTACATCGCCGCCGCGCGCGAAGACGCCGAGCACCGCCTGCAGCGCGCGCTGATCGACCAGACCTGGGAGCTGGCGCTCGACGCCTTCCCTGCAGTGATCGTCCTGCCGATGGCGCCGCTCGCATCAATCACCTCGATCAAGTACCTCGACAGCGCCGGCGTAGAGCAGACGCTCGACCCCGCAACCTACTACGTCGACACCGACGCCGAGCCGGGCGAAGTGGTGCCCAAGTACGGCGAAGCCTGGCCCTACACCTACGCCGAACGCAACGCAGTGCGCGTGCGCTACGTTGCCGGCTACGGTGCCGACGGCAGCTTCGTTCCCGAGTCGATCAAAGAGTGGATCAAGCTGCGCGTCGGCGCCCTGTACGAAAACCGCGAATCCGCCGTCGCTGGCCAGCCCATCCAGGCCGCGCCGCGCGACTTCGCCGACGCCCTGCTCGACCGCCACAAAGTCTACGCATAAGGAGCAACCATGCCCGCAATCGCAGCCACCTCAATCGCCGGTTCAGGCAAGGCCGCCGTCACGCTCACCACGCTCAACGGCACCGACAGCCTCACCTACCGCGAAGGCAATAAGCCAATCCTCGTCCTGCACAACCCGACCGCCGGCGCCATCAGCCCGGTGATCGACGGCAACGGCGGCACCACCGTCGCGGTTCAAGGCCTCGGCAGCGTCGACGTCAGCGGAGGCTACGCAGTCGGCTCCATCGCCGCCGGCGCCTGCGTCGCCATCCCGCTCATCACCATCCGCGAATACCTCAAGGGCACCATCGCCATCACCGGCGGCAGCGGCCTCGCCGCCGCCCTGCTGGAATACTGATACCACTGAATCACGCCATGAGAGCCGGAACCCTGCGCCACCGCATCACCGTCGAGCACAACGCCCAGACGCGCGATGACTTTGGCGGCGTCACCAGCGCCTGGGCCGTGTTCGCATCCAGCGTCCCGGCTGCGATCCTGCCCGTCTCCGGCCGCGAGTTCTTCGCCGCCGAGGCCAGCCAGGCAGAGGTCACGACTAAGATCATCATGCGCGACCTTGCCGGCCTGCTGCCGTCCATGCGCATCGTCCACGCCGGCCAGCAGTACAACATCCGCGCCATCCTGCCAGACGCCACCCTCGCGCGGCACATCATCTGCATGTGCGAGCGCGTCGACGTGCAGGAGTAAGCCATGGGCGCAGCCAACGGCATCCGCATCGACGGCCTGGACGAATTCAAGGCCACCCTCGACGGCCTCGCGCAGAACGAGGCCAACAACCTCATGCGCGTCACCGTCTACGCCGTCGCCCAGCAGGTCGCCAAGCGTGCCGCAGCCGGCGTCCCGGTCGACACCGGCACGCTCAGGCAGGCCATCAAGGCCAAGCGCGGCCGCTCGCGCCAGAAAGACAAGCCATACGCAGACGTCATCATCGAGTCCGGCAAGGATGCCAAGCACGACGCCTTCTACTGGAGATTCGTCGAATACGGCACCAAGACAGGCATTCGTGAGCATGGATTCGTCCGCAAGGCTGTCGAGGCCGTGCGCCCAGAGATTCCGGCCATCGTGCGCGAACAGTTCGGGAAGAAATACGAAGCGCTGCTGAAGCGCAAGGCGAAGAAGGCGGCAAAGAATGGTGGTTGAAGTCTCTTTCCTGCAGGCTGCGACAGACATCGACGGCTTTGAGTCTGCAGTGCAGATCGCAGTCTACAGCGCGCTCGTCGCCAATGTTGACCTGGATCTGCTGGTTAATGGCCGCATCTACGATGCGCAGCCGCTCACGCTAGGAAGCCAGGCGCTCACGTTCCCCTACGTCACCATCGGGGAAGACACCCACGCCGACTGGAGCACCGACACCGAGAGCGGCGACGACGCCACCATCACAATCCACACCTGGAGCCGCTATAACGGGCGCAAGGAAATCAAGGAAATACAGGGTTTGATCTATTCCGCGCTGCACCGAGCCAGCCTAACGCTATCCGGGTACGCGCTCGTCTCAATCGACTGGATTAGCTCAGACAGCGTGATCGACGTCGCCGGCGAAACCCGCCACGGCGTGCAGACCTTCCGCCTGCTACTGGATAAACTATGACACTGCGCACCGCACAACCGATTTCCGACGAAGCCGTCACCGGCTGGAGTCCGTCATCCGGCTCGACCCTATTCGACAAGATCGCAGTCGAGGCCGGCAGCATCAGCTCGACCGCGCCGACCAACGCCTACAAGTGCAAGCTGTCTGCCCTGCAGCCTGCGCCAAATGGCAGCATCGTCGCCAGCCTGCGCATCAGAACGTCGTCGTTCCATGACATGCTGACAGTTCATGTCATGGACGGGACCACCATGATTGCTGCGCGCGAGCTTACTGTACAGCACGTTGGAGTGGATACCACCGTAACTTTCACCATGACTCCGGCTGAAGTCGCGGCGATAAGCGACTTCTCGAATCTGTACGTCAACATCTCATCATTCAACGCGCAAGAGTCGATGGCAGAGCAGTTTACCGCAAACGGCGACATGAACCCGGCGGCCGCTGCGTCAATCCCGACGATCACGCTCGGCACGACTTCTCCAACGCTTGCCGGTGAGGCCGTTCAAGATGAAGACGGCAGGATCAGGAAATTGGGTGGTAATGGTATTTCGGCTTCAGGATCAATTTACCCGCACACGCTTTTTTCCACCGAATACAACCTTTCATTCGATGCGTCTACGCGAACAACGATTGGCGCAGTTGTAGAATTCACCACATCGTGCCCGAAGTTCGAGATTCTGCAGGTCGGATCGTCGGTGGGATGGCGGTTGATTGTTGACGGACAGCACGCTGGAACATTTGACGGCCATGCAGCAGATGGCACGCTCAAGTATGTGCTGGTCGATTTCTCGTCCATCGACCCTGGCGCTGTGAGCCGTCACATCAGGATTGAGTACTCGGCAAAATCTGTGCTTGTCTCGTTGAAGATGGATACCGTTGGATCTCTTGAAACGGTCACTTATGCAGGTGACCTGAGTATCTGTTTCCTCGGGGATTCGTTCACCGAGGGAACTGGAGCATCTGAAGTTGAACGTCACGCCGGATATGCACCATATGCGGCAAAGCGTATGGGATTCAAGAATTACGCGATGAGTGGCTTCGGTGGAACCGGATACAAGAGATCATTCTACCCAGGGTATGGCTTGACCCGTCCGAACCTTGCCACTCGGTGCGTGTGGGATGCAGTCGGGTATGACGCCTATGTTGTCGCAATGGGAATCAACGACACTGGCGATACCGACATAGATGCAGAAATCGCAACTACGTTCGACTCGATCAGGGCGGCAAATCCGGTCGCTCCTGTCTATGTTCTTGGAGCATGGGGCAACGGGTCTGGCGAATATGTCACTGGCGGCGCTACGGTTGACTCCAAGATCAGCGCGGCTTGCTCTGGCCGTTCAGGGTTTTACTTTATACCGGTCTATCAGGTTGCCTTCACCAAGTACGACGCAACGCATCCTGACGCGGCCGGACATGTCACGCTCGGCACCTATGTCTCTGATCAGATCAAGTTTCTTGCCGGAATAGTGTAATCCTGTCGGCAAACCCAAACAAAGCCCGCCACTGTGCGGGCCTTTTTTACGTCTCAACCCTGAAGGAGAACCACCATGGCAGCAGCAAAAATCGGCCGCGAATTGCTCATCAAGAAGGCCGGCACCGTGCTGGCCGGCGTCCGCACCAAGTCGTTCAGCTTCGCTGGTGAGCCGGTCGACGTCACCACCGACGACGACACCGGATTCCGCACCCTGTTGGCCGAGTCCGGCCAGGAGGCGATCGACATCAGCGTCGAGGGCCTGACCAAAGACCTCGTGCTGCGTCAAGCCGCGCTCGGCTCTGGCTCGCTGATGCTCACTGACGTCACCCTGGAATTCCCCAAGACCGGCACCCAGGCCGTCAGCGGCGACACCATCAGCGGCAACTTCTTCCTCTCCAGCCTGGAAGAGAGCGGCACCTACAACGACGCCATGACGTTCAGCGCCAGCCTGCAAAGCTCCGGCGCCTGGACCTACACGCCGGGGTCGTAAGCCATGATTTTCGATCCCGTCACACTGACCTGGAAGGGCACCGACCACGAAGTCGCGCCCGACAAGATCATGGGCCTGATCGCCCGCATCGAGGAGATCGTCACCCTGTCCGAGATCCACGCTGCGGTGCAGAAGGGCGGCATGCCGCTCGCCAAGCTGGCGATGGCCTACGGTGCCAGCCTGCGCTACGCCGGCGCCAAGGTCGACGACGCCGAGGTCTACGCGAGCTTCTTCGCTGCTGGCGCAGGCGCTGCGATCCCGGGCGCGGTGCAGGCGCTGCTGGTGATGATGGTTCCGCCATCGCGCGGAGACACCGCGCCGGCGAAGGCCGCCGTAAAAAAGACCCGGGCCGCCAGACGTTCGTAAAGGCGGCGTATCTGGGCGCAGTCGGCTCTGGCTGGGTCAGCCCGACCGAGTTCTGGCGGCTTCACCCGATCGAGTTCTGGTGGCTCTACGAAGCGAAGATGCCGCCGCCGCCAGAGGACAAGTGGGCCAATCTGTATGACCAACTGGGGTAGAAGATGAGCAACATCGCAGCAGACATTGCAGTCCGCATCGGCTTCGATGGCGCTGAGCTGACCAACGGCCTCAAGGGCGCCTCGCGCGACCTCGACAGCTTCGGCGGCAAAGTGCGCTCCGGCGTCGGCAACCTCGCCACCCTTGGCGCGGCGGCGGCCGCTGCCGGTGCCGCAGTCGCCGCCGCGCTGGTCGCCAAAGGCATGGCCGCGATCGACGCCCAGGCCGACCTCGCTGCCCAGCTGAAGACCACGTCGGCCAGCATGGCCGTGCTGCAGCGCGCTGGAGACCTGTCCGGCGCGTCGATGGACCAGATCACCGCCGCCGGCAAGAAACTCGCCGTGGTGCTTGGCCAGGCCGACGACGGCAACAAGAAAGCCAGCGAGACGATGGACCGCCTCGGCCTTTCCGCTGCCACGCTGGCTGCGATGCCGCTCGACGAGCGGATCAACGCCGTCAACGAGGCGATCAAGGCCAACATCCCGGCCACCCAGCA